TGAGGTAACGCTTTGTGCTCATCTCCGTCTACTTGTTTCATAATATCTCCAATTTGATTCGGTTTAACTACGTTGACTGTAATCTGCTTAACCACATCTCCTTCATGAGCAACCTCAGTCTTCTCGATATATCCTCTTCTCTTGCCTCTTGTCTTCAGCAAGAACATCGTAGCTAAGGTATCACCCCTAGCAATCCTCTCCATTAGCTTTTGTTCGCCAAAGTCAAGCATTATCTCCTCAGGCTCGATTTCAGCTAATCTCTTAGCAAACTCAGGATCATCCTTCAACCAAGTCTTATACTGCGTCCTACCGACTCCTGAAGCCTCACATGATATGGTGATATTGCCAAAGTTCTCCTTATAGGCTATGATAAAAGCCTCTTTAGCTATTTCTTTGAATTGTGCGTTCATATTATCTATTCTTTGTTGGTGTGCGTATTGAAATAATGCTAGTTACCTTCTTCTCCAGGTTATCATAACCTAACCACTTGCCACAATTAGTGCATTCAAACTGTGTAGTCTTGATTTGACTAAACCAAACGTATCCATCAGTCTTAGTACCACATTTACAAGTGTACTCTCGTTTGCCGTAAGTATCTTTCATCTCAAATGTTTAAAAATGTTAAAATCATTGTTTTATATCAGAATATTGGGGGGCACAAGGGCTCTCCCCTATCGGTTACGCTAAAAAAGAGGGTAGGGGGTCGAGTGGGGGAGGAGTTGTATCCCCTATTTAACATAATATAAGTTATCGGCTGTTGTCCCCTATCGTTTCGGTGGATCATTTTGTGGTGGTTTATACCGCTAAGTTAGTACGAATAATTTAATGATTGCAGAGTGACTCAAATGGCAAAAGTAAAACCCATTGACACTATTGTATTAATATATACTTACTACTATAATAGTATAAGACATGATAATAGTATTATACTATTATAATATAATATTAAATTATGAATTAAACAATTGATAATATCATATTGATAATTCAATGGTGAAACATTGAATAAACTATAAAAATAAACTTATAAATATTTGCAATTATTTAAAAATGTTTCAATATCTTTATTCTGCATTATAAAACAAAATGCATAATATTATGGACAAAGCATTACAATTTTTATTCCCAATTCAATTAGCAATCTTTGGGACATTCTTATTTTATGTAGCTAAATTCATTTACTTAACTATTAAAACTAAATTATCATGAACCAATTTATTTCATTGGGTGAATTTATTTTGATTGTTCTTATATGTTATCCTGTTGTAATATTCGGGAAAACAATAGTTGAACACATAAAGGATAAATAAAACTATTAAACACAACACAACAAACATGGAAAACACAACACAACAAACATTTAGGCAATCAATTGCAAAATTGAGAACCATGATTGAACTTATCAGGGAATCAGTTGATAAGGGATACTTAAGAGAAGATTGGAAACAATTAGATAAGGGAAACAATTACGAAAGTATTGTATTAACTGAATCAGGTTATTACGCATTCAATGAAGATTGCATTATAGCAGAAGACGAATTGTACCATGAAATTGAAGACGAAGACGAATATGTATATGATGAAATTGGTGATTGTTATATATTAAGAGATAATGCAAATTGGGTGAACGGACGAAGACATGGTTTTTTTACCCATGAAAATAATTGCAATTTTAGCAATGAAATATATTGCTACAATGATGAATATATCACAAACGAATACATGGAATACAATGGATTGGTATTCGACGTTAATGGTGATATTTACCATACCGACGACGTATATTATTGGGAATGCGACGGTGAATACCATCACGAACCAGAAGAAGAGGACGAAGAAGAAGACGACGACGACGACGATATGGAATCAGCTACAATCAATTCATATTCTTATCGTCCATCCATGAAATTCCATAAATTATCAAATGAGAATGAAAATGCACCTTTTTTCGGTATTGAATTAGAAGTTGAAAGGAAAAATAGTAATGGATTAAAACATAAATACATGGCGGGATTAATTGACCATGAACATTGGTATTTCAAAACGGACGGATCGTTAACGGACGGATTTGAAATTGTAACACATCCCATGACATTTAACTACATTCAACAAAGTACAAAGGAATTTACTAATTCCCTGAAATTGTTAGTTGAAAATGGGTATAATAGTTACGACGCAAATACATGCGGGATGCACATTCACATTAGTAAAAATAATTTTACTACATGGCATTTATATCGTTTCCTTAAATTCTTTGTTGAAAATAAGGAATTTATCGTTTCTATTTCACAAAGGAAAATGGAAAAACTTAAAAAATGGGCTAACATTGAGGATGACAATGATAGTTCATTGATATATAAAGCAAAGAAAAAAGACGGGAATAGTGAAAGGTATGTTGCAATTAATCTTAAAAATAGTCAAACGATTGAAATTCGCATTTTTAGGGGAACGTTAAACATAAATTCATTCATGAAAAATATTGAATTTGCACATGCATTATTCATGTACACAAAGGAAAATAAAGATGTGACATTGGACGGGTTTAAATTATATATTGAATCATCTTGCGACTATTCCAATTTAAAAAAATTCATCAACTTAAAAAACTTATAATATGTGTATTATTGCTATTCAGCCATTAGGCGTTAAAATAAAGGAATCAACATTGAAAAATTGTTGGGATGCTAACAAGGACGGCGCGGGTATTATGTATGTTGAAAACGGGAAAATCATTGTAAATAAGGAAATGCATTCATTTAATGAATTCATGAAACTGAAAAAACATGCGGACAAAGTGAATTCAAATATTGTCATGCATTTTCGCATTGCGACGTCGGGCGGGATTAATGATCGCAATTGTCACCCATTTAAGGTTAATAACGACCTATATTTTTGCCATAACGGAATTTTGGACATTGATGTTCCTTTACATTCGAATATTAATGATACGCAAATTTTCAATAATTCGTTTATGAAAGGATTGCCCGATAATTTTGTTCAAAATGATACGATCATGGCATTGATTGAGTATACAATAGGCAATCGAAATAAATTCGTTTTCATGGATGCAACAGGACAATTTTACATCCTGAATGAAAATGCGGGAAAATGGGACAATGGTGCATGGTATTCGAATGAAACATACAAAAGACATTCATATACATATTACCCAAAAAAATGGGATTATCATGCAAAGGATAAAAAGAATGATAAATATTCCATTGAGGATAAATTCGAGTATTGCGAATCATGTAATGAAGTCCATTCTTTAGACGATATGGTGCATGATAGTTATTTTGATATGCTATTGTGTGCAAAATGCAGCGAATGGGTAATTGAGGAAAAATAATATTGTTGGTTTTCTATTGTGTAAGTGAATATCCTGAAATATGGGTATTCACTTTTTTAGGTATAAGCATGTACCAATTATAAAAAATAGCCAAAATAAGGCAATTTAAGACACTAAAAATATAAAACAATGTAATACCATTACTAACATATCAAAATGGCTGAATCGGGCTAAAAATGGGCAAAGAATTGATTTTGTGCATTATGTCATGATATTGCAAACATTATGTGTAATATTGATGTTTTAACATTGATGTTATGCCATTGATGTTGCAACATTGTTGACTATGCAACTAATAATCAGTTGCACCCAAAAACCCGCCAAAAACCCTATGCAAAAACTCCCCAAAAACCCCACAAAAATCTGGTACGCAAAAATCCAGCAAAAATCTTTTATGATTTCCTTAACAAAAAACCTGCTAAAAACTTTAAATATATCCAAAAACTTCCTAATTTTACATTCAACAAACAAAACAAAAATTTTTTATGTACTTATTAAAATTTAACATCAAAGTAGATGGTGTTTCTGGTACTTACTACCATGAAAACATTACAATTAACAACAACAAAAAAGGTGCTGTAAACACTTATATTCAGCACATAACAAAAGAAAAGCCTAACGCATTAGAATTTTTCGAGAAGGATGAGGCAGAAAGATTGGCTACATTTTTTAAGTATGACAATTATAAAGTAGTTAAAAAATAAACAAAAAACCCATGCACCAACTAATTACACTATCTGATCGGATGAAGTGTGCTATTACTGGCACAGTTATCGACAAAGGAGAACAAGCCTATTACAATCACCAGACAAAAAACTGTATTCATCCATTGGAATATGAGAAGAATATGAGGCAAACTAAGATTGGTGACCCAAAAACCTACTTTACTAGACTCCAAAAACTTAACAAATAATGCCATTCTCAACTTGCTGTGGAGCACATACCAATTTTCCTGAAATAGATATATGTCCTGAATGCTTAGAACATTGCGATTGGGATGAGGAAGAAGAGGAAGAAGAAACTATTAATAAACAATAAAACAAACAAACATGAAATTCGAATTTGTACAAGACACAGACTTAATTTTAGGTAGTACTATGTATTACACAAAACAAGAAGGTATTATCATTAGTGGTTCAATCGATAAAGATAAAGATGTCGCTTATGATATGTTTATCAAGCTTAGTCAAGGAATCCCATTAAGAATAACAGAAATATTAGAAACAAAAATCTATCAAAAACCCTCTCAGGAGGAATAAATCAACACAATGCTGAAACTAACCCTAGACCAAAAGAAAAAAGGTATCAAAGAAGAGTTTACCTATGTAAACAGTAACGGACGAATGTCAAAACAATACACCTATAAAGGGATGTATATCACTTGGGATAATCAAATCCTACATGGCAAATGGTATTACTGGAGAGCAAGTTATTACGCTTCTTTAGATGCAGCAGTTCAAGGAATAGACAGACATATCAATCACTTTAAAACTAAATAAACAAATGCAAGAGATCACAGACTACAAAAGCCTATTTAAGTATGGCGACATGAAGAAGATTATGGAGATTACGGGCTATAGTCGTTACGTTATTGAAACAAGATTAAAGAATAACGATTATGAGATGACCGAGTTAATCAAAACATTCTATAACAAAAAACTCGAACTATTAAAAACACAAATCAATGATTACAGCGAAATATAGGACTCCAAGACAAAATCTATTTAAAAGAAAGATACACAATGTGGACCAGGATATAGTCAATAACATAGTAAAGCAAATATCTATTGTCACTAATTTACCTGAAAAAGTGATCATTAAAAAAGGTAGATATAGACCTCAGGTACTTGCTCGTAATATGTGCTTCTATATCCTTCATGTTCACTATAAGCAAAAAGCCGCCCAGATAGCTCCTTATTTTAACAAGGATAGGACTACAGTTTTACATGGCATTAACACCTTTGTAAACGATATAGAGGTAGTACCTTACTATATGGAGCAATATGAAAAAGTAAGAAGCAAAATAAAGATTCCTAAATTATATTCAGATAACTATTAAAACAAAAAAAATGCTATCATCATTCGCACACATGAACGAAACAGACAAAAAAATCTTTGTCGCAAAAATCATCCACAACATGAGCTACAGCCAATCAAGTTTTGAAACTATGGAGGCTATAGTTAAAATGTGGGAACAATATCCAATCAGAA